GCCTTCAGGGTCCATAACTGAGTCGGCAAATTCCGCAGTCTTATTCATATCAAATCTCAACATAGATGCCTGAGCAGCCATTTTTGTTAAACCCATTACACCATCTTGGAAATTAAATCGGTTCATCATATCCATATTGTCTACGACATCCTCCATAATTTCCTTAGCGTTTAACCCTAAACTTTGAATATAACTAATACTATCAACGGTTCTTTCAGCAATTAAAGATGCCTCCATACCTGCCTTACCAAAAGATTCTGTAAGATTTTGGACTTCGATACCAAGGTATTTACTTGCGGCATAAAGTTCTGTGATTGTTTCGGTAGTAGCAATCATATTTCTTTTAGACCCTTCAGCTACTTGAGCAATTACATTACCAGCATCGGCTGCGGTACCTCCAAGTCTTGTGACTTCCCTTACACTATCAGCAATACTTGTTGAAAACTCAGTAACTCGAGTTCTTGATTCACCTAAAGCATTATTAGTGTCTCTGACAGCAGTATCTATGGCATTAAACATACCCACTGAAGTTTTTAAAGGTTTTAAAAACTTCTCAAGATTTTCAAACAATTCATCCATTTGGCCCATACCGATTCTTTTTTTCTATAAATAGGACTACTTTGATTTTATGGTTTTTGATTATCCTCAATCCACTTATTTAAAAGATATTTTCTGTAAAAAATGGGCATAGACAAAAACTCCCCCCATCCTATATGAAGAAGTTTTGCCATATAATAAAATTCGTCTAATTGGGTTTGCCTATGTTCAGAAGAAAGGGCGAAAAAATTCAACCCCAAACCCAACATTCACTGTGAGCTTTTCTCCTGACGGGGCTATAACGACGCGACTTAAGTCTAATTTGGGTTCATTGTCATCCATAAATTTCTTTATGAATTTTGAGTCTGCTAAAGGCATTTGTTCTGAGAACTTAGCAATTTCACCTTTATCAGTATTTCCATCCACTGAGACAATTTCTCTTTGGAGTCTTAAAGTTCTTCTTGGTGCGATTCTACCTTGGGGGTATGTATTTAACTGATTTGTTAATTCGATTGATTGTCCGAATGTAAGTGGTCTTAATTTAACATTTTTTCCTGACATTGGTAACATAACGGTCCAAGTTCCATCTTCATCGGGAGACTTTCCTTTATTGATATCCAATTCACTCAAATCAACATTTGTTTTGAATGGGTTACCTGTTTTTGGGTCAGTTACCGTAATTTCCATATCAGAACCAAAAGATGTATTACGTAAGAAAATTAAAATCGCTTCAACATCACCTTCCATTAATTCTTCAGGTCTAAGACCTGGTTCATAAATTTTGGCTCTTAATAGATTCAATGTCATATCTCTACCACCAGCCATAAGAATATTTTCATCTGCAGCTGTTAAGTATCCGACTTTTACACTGTCTTTTTTATTTTTGTAAAAAATTCCTTTTGATGGTAGCGGTACCACATCGTGTGGTAATGAAAATTCCATCTGTCCATATTGTGCTGATTCATCCATAATAAAAAACCGTAGAGTTTAGCTCTACGGTTAAATATAAATTGAAAAAAAAGTAAATAAACAATTCTTAATAAATTAACACACAACGGTCCATTCTAAGTGTTGTTGCAATGGTTGCTAATCCATCCTGACTGTAATTCAACTGGTTAAAGTTAACATCACTTAAGAATGTTCCATATAATATCCATTTTTCTACTACGACACCTGTTGGGTCTAACATCTCAAGGTCGACATCTTTTTTGTAACCCGCGGCATAACCCATACGACCAGTTACAGATTCCGCACATAAACGAACCCATTCCATCATAGCTTGTGCTGCTGAAGGTCCAATTGGGTCACGGAATGTTACAGGAATTGTCTGCCAGTTAAATCTACCCGCAACGAATGTAGATGTATTTAAAAACGGTATTTCAACCGGATTAATTGTAATGTGTGGTCGAGCAGCGCTCTCTACAAACCATTCGTTGATACCCAAAGATGACGGAAACCTTAGAATGAATCGGTTCATTCTTTTAGGTTCGTAAGGTATCGGCATTTTCATTAATAAATCAGCCATTGTTCTTTGTTTCTTTTACTTTGTTAATTTATCTATAAATATACAATTTGTAGTTTTTTTACCTATTGACTTTTTAAAGTTAAATTACTACAATTGCATTGTATCTAGTTCTAGTTTCCAGTTTATTTAATATTGCTTTTTTGTTCCTCCTGCTGTTGAATAAGTTGTTAATCCTTCTTCTTTGTCTTTAAAATATCCTTTAATTGCTTCTAAGTTTTTTAAATCATCATCAGAGAATCCTATTTTAGGTTCAGCAGGAATAAATTTATTTGCAATGTCTTTTTTGAGGGTCGCCCTACCTTTAAGTAAAGAGGCCATCGATTTAATATAATAAATAAAATCTTCTAAAGCTCTTATTTTCGCCTGTTCAGGGTTTTGAGCACCTGACGCATCACCAAAACTTACAGGGTTAAAACGATTCATTTCTAAATATGAACGTATAAGTTGTGTCTCGGTCATTTCTTCTTCACCAGCAAACTCACGATATTTTCTTAAGTTCTTTAAAAGTTTCTCCTTATCAATACCCTTATAATTGTTTATAATATAGTTGAAAACCCCCTCTTTAATTGTGTTCGGGTTATGACCCCTTGCAGTGATTATTGCAAAAATGGACCCGTTGTTGATTGCTTCTACAAAGTCATCCCAAGCAGGCCCTGGTTTAGCTCTCATAGCGTCTATTAAAAACTGTCCGTCACCATGTGTTCTGAAGTTTCTAAATGGGTCATCAGAAAAACCTACAATAGTCTCACCTTTGTAATCGAATTTTTCTTTTCCTATTTTACTTCTGTATTCAGCAAAATCATCTGTAGACATTTCCACATCATCACCATCTTCACTTTGTAAAATAATTTTAGTTGGCATATGGACAATGTTATCATCCCAGTCAAAAGCATAATACTTAAGGTCTGGTGTCCCGTGTTTTGATATACCCTCTTTAAATTCTCTTTTCATATTGGCAAAAAGTGGGGTGATTAACCCCACTTATAATTAGTAGTTTATTAGATATTTTCAAACGAAGCTCCTGTTGGAGTAATGAAGAATTCGATATCGATGAATTCAAGTGCCTTCGTTGGTTTTAAGTAAATCTTACCTGTTAATGTGTTTCTGTCTAAATCTTCAGGTGAAGAACTTACTGTTACACGGAAGTCGTAAAGACCTCTATCTCTTCTGATTGAATCCAAGATTGGGTTTACAGAATCCAAGAATTGTTGTCTTACGATTTCATCGTTTTGTTCAAACAATAATCTTACCGCTACAGCTGAAATCAACTTACGAGCTTGTAGTAACAATCTTCTTACGTTCAATCTGTTCAATGCTGAATCAGAAACTTGTAGAGTTTTGTTACCCCAAATTACTGTTCCTACGTCTGCGAAAGTTGCAATAGGGTTGATACGACCTTGGTAAAGAGTATCTCTATCTTCTTGAGTTAGTTTTAATCTTGCTTTGATTGAGTTTACAAGACCTCTTGTGTAACCCGCAGATGCGAACCAAGGGAATGAAATGTTATCAGTCAATGCTAAGTTTCTACAAACTTCACCTGTTGGTGGTAGATAGATTTGAGTATTGTTAACCGTATCTCTTGTTAAAATCCAAGGGTAGAATGTTGCTGTATAACTTGAGTCGATACCAGTTTGGTCAAGGTTATCAACCGATTCTTGTGGGTAGATAATTTCGTACTGACTGTTACCATCAGGTGTATACATATTGTAGTCAGGTGTAGTAACGATATAAACAGAGTCTGCTCTTTCATTAGATACCATTCCAATTGCCAATTCACACAAGTTAGAGTTGTTGACATAATCGATACTTGCGGTTGCAAATACATTGATGTTTGTTGATTCAGGGTTGTTGAACGACAAGATACCAAGTAAGTATGCGTAGTAGTCGGTGTTAGCAAAGTCTTGAGTGTTGTTAGCAACAACTATTCTTTTAAATGTACCGTCTCCTGTAGCGTTAGGGTATCTAACTGATGGGTATGCACCTTGTAAGAAACCTGACGCACCTAATGCGAATCTGTCTTGGTTTGTTCTAAACTCTCTATAGATATCCCATCCGTCAAAGCCACCTTGAAAACACATAGTGTATTTTCTTGAATATAAGAAGTAGTATGGGTTCTCTTGAGTTGTTGGTTCATCCGAGAAGTTAGCAACACCACAAACAAACGCCGCTTGTCCACTAGTTACAAATGCATCACCGATAGTTACAATTGTCGCTCCTGAGTCCATATGGAAACCTTGAGTTAAGTAATTCCAAGGTGCCGATTCAGTTGCCAAGTACCAGTTTGTTGTTGGGTTTTGTTTACCTTTGTATTGTAATAAGTCAGAATCAATTCCAAAAGAACTTGAGAAACCTAAGTAAGTTCTTCTTACGATATCTCCTGATGAAGTTACAATGTTAGAACCACCCGCAGTTGTACCAAATGGTGGGTCAAATACTGTTTCACCTGGATAGAAATATTTGTTTTTCATTATCGCGAAAGGTGATGGGTTTGATGCTGTTTCATAAACTCTTGATTCTAAACCGTAGAATCCACAAGGAAGTGCATCTATCACATATTCGTCAGATAACTCAATCATAATATAAGCTGAGTTCAAAGGATATTCACCATCTGATGAACCAACCTTTTTAGCCACGAAACTGTTTGAACCTGGGTCCATAGTACAGTTTGTGTATTTTTCATAAACAACAGGATTTGCATCTGTATCAAAGAAGTCACGAACTAAGATGTCAAATGTCATATTACTAAATGAAAGGTTAGCAATTGAAACTTTAACTTCTGTGTTAGCCGAGTTACCGTCAGAGATGGAAACAAATCTAAATAATTTGTAAACCTTATTACCTCTTAATTCAGATACAACATAAGGTGTTTTAGGTGTCTGATATCTATCAAGGTACCAAGCGATTGTTGTTGTAGATGAAGTGTCTCTTGCTTCCGGTAACGCAACCATCTCTGGCTGAATACCTCTAATGTAACCCTTGTTATATCCATAGTTTAAAAGACCAGGGTAAGACTCCTCAACAAATACAGGAACTTGAGTTCTTGGTTTAAAGAAGTTTGTTACACCCAATACTTTTGTTATGTAATTTGAATTATTTGATTGGAATGACACATCAAATGTAAAACCTGAACCTTGATAAGTAGCACCACTCAACTGGAATGTTGCGAAAGGACTTTGTGATATGCCTGAGTAAGCCCCAGTTGTTACCATTTGTAAATCTGTAAGACCAGTAACTTGGTAAGTCATACCGTGGTCGTTAGCATCATAGATTGAAATACCTCTTGAACGTAGAGTAGCAACAACCAAGTTATTGTAATCTGTATAAGCGGTACCACTATAAGTGTAGATACTACCTGACAATGTTCCGTAGAATGTTCCCGAAGCACCTGTAAAGTAATTTGAAACTGCATAATCCCAAGAGTAACCTGAGTATCCGTTACCTGTTGTTGGATTAAATGCTGCATAGAACCAAGAGTCGTTATTACCGTCGGTTAAATCATTCGCTGCTAAATCAATACTATCACAACCAAATTGGTTAGTTAAACCCGTGAATGTTCCATCAAGGTTTGTATAACCTGTTGTTGGGATTGCTCCGTAAACAACTGCTGTGGTTGCAGAAAGATTCGTATCACCTGATATACTTTGAACAAACGATGTAATGTCTGAATTATAAGTTGATGTTGAACCATCCGCTAATGTATATTGAACATTCAACTCATTAGATAACACTGAAGGTAATGACGATGTGAATGTAATCGTACTGCCTGATGAATATCCACTAAAGTTTGTTGTAAAGTTTTGAGGGATAGCATATCCTGTGTCAATTCCAACAGTTGTTCCATCAACATTGGCAATTAATTTAATTGACCAAGATGGACCAGCATCATACCCTGACAAACCCAAAATTCTTGTTACGAATAATTGGTTAGATTGTTGTAGGTAAGACTTCGCAATGTAAGCCGCCTCATATTTAGGGATTTGAGTTCCGATAAATTTTACTGGTTCTGTTCCACCAAAAAATGTTTGGAATTCATCGTAATTTGTAATGAAGATTGGTTCGAAGGCTGGACCCTTTAAAGTCTCTCCAACTAATCCCAAAGTTGTAACACCTACGCTTTGTGCTACGAAAGATAAGTCTGTTTCTGAAGTATAAACGCCGGGTGAGACGAAAACCTTTTGATTTGCTTGTGCTGTTGCCATTTAGTTATTCTTTTCTAAAAATGAATTTATTTTTATCATAAATATTTGATTAAAACACAAAAAACTTGACTTTTGAATATGTATTTGTAAACGGTAAGAATTTATTCTGCCTTTATTCTGCCTTATGGACAAAACACCTAATAAAATAAAGAATTTAAAGATTTCTGTGGAAGCACACACAATGTTAAAAAAACACTGTGAAAAACACGGTTTAAAGATTCATAAGTTTTTGGAAAACTTAATTGCCGAAAAGTGTAAAGAAAAAAAAGATATCTACGGAGAGG